ACGTATTCGTTCATCGGCATGTCTGCAATTTCTGCAGCACTAAACTGACGCGAGCCCGTTTCGATGTCCATAGGTCCAGCAGGGGGCGTTGTGACTCTTGTTCCTGCCATATCACGTCGGGCGCTCTGAGCTTGTTGCTGAACGGCTTCAATGATACGAGAAGAGCGGTCTTTAAGCCCTTGAATACTTGACTCAATTTCTTCAGTTGTACCACCGCTAATCATGTCTACAAGCTCTGGGATAATGTTATCCCGTTCTTCTTCTAGACGAGCGTTGCGGTAGTTAGTGATTTCCGTGAACGCTTTTTCACGTTCCAGTAGAGCGAAGGCGCGTTCACGCTCCTGGCGCTCACGCTCCAACTGTTCCTGCCACTCTTGTTCTTTAACTTTTAAAAGGTCACGAACTTCAAGCTCTTCTTCCTGCTTACGCTTCGCTTCTTCAGCGGTAGCCTTAGCAAGTTCAGCCTCTTGAGCAGCTTTAGCAGCGACTTCCTCTTCCTTATCTCGCTTGATAGCGTCAAGCTCTTCCTTGAGCTTTTCAATTTGAGGGTAGAGTTTATCCTTTTCCTGACTGCGTACTTTAGCCAAATCTTCTTCGGTATAAAACTTATTACCGTTTGAATTTGATACGGCAGTAGGGCTAGTAACAATCGGTGCGTCAACGCCCGCATTGTTTACTACTGGTTCGACACCAGATACATTAGCAGCCTCTGCTGCAAATGCATTAATGTCTGCGTTTACAGATGTATCCATTTTTATCCTTAGTTATCCTAGAGGTCGTTTTCCAAATATGCCTAAGCACTTAACACGTATGACCGAACATTTGTTTCTATATTTATTTTTCTATAATTACGTAAAAAAATCACCCTAAAGTAACTATTTTTCGTAATCCGTTGGGACTCTTCTATTAGGTAGAGTGGTTCCGTAGGCTTTTGTAACGAGGTCCATGCGAAGCTGTTGTTCAGCAACTTGACTCTGGATAGCAGCCTCATCGATTTGAGGTTGCATCATAGGCATTGGAGGACCACCAGGGGCTCCGCCACCACCAGTACCCATATTGCCGCCTAGTGATGGGTCTACAGGAGTAGGTTGTCCACCAAGACCGCCAGATAGCATACCTGTTAAACTTGCGATTTCGTTCTCAATTTGAGTCTGAACCAACTTGAGAGCACCATCTGCCTTGGCATCAGCCATAAGTTCAGCGCGGATTTCATCTAGCTTCTCATAAGGGAATTCTTCACCCATAGTACGTAAAGCACCTGCTTTAGACTCAAGACCCAAAGACATCATTGACTGTACTTCATTAAGAAGAATCAACTTATCAAGAGGTAGTGGTGGTGGGAAGTGAACGTATGACCTGAATGTAAGTGGGTCATTAGGGTCAAGCATAACTGCTTCGCCAGGATTGAGTGAACTATCAATCTCTGGATTCCACATAAAAGTCTCTGGCTCTTTGAGCGCAAGGTTAAGTAGAATAAGCTCATTAATCATTTGAATGCCGTGAGCGTATTGAATAATTTTCTGGTGGTACTTATTCATCATTGGCTGATATTGAATAGCCAAAGCAACACCTGAAGTGTTAGAAATTTGTTGTGCCATACCAAGAGCAGTCTCAGGAACGCCAGTCATTTCGTGCATGGTTTTCTTAAGCATTGCTAGGAATTCCATAGCGCCCTTTAGACCCTGTGCTCCACCTTCAAGGTTAGATACCTTAGCATCTTTAGGTAGACCGCCCCAGACCTTGTTGGCACCCTTTTCTAACTGACTTGCTTTAGCACCAGTAATAACGGTTACAGGCGCGGCGTGGTAGTTAACGATATCTGCAATATCCGTGGATACTTCGTTGTAAATTCTGTTAATTGGGATGATGTCATAACAGTCAGATAGTCCCCAAGGAGAACCAGAAATACGAACATTTGGGATGTGCACAATAGGAATAACACCCAATGGGTTAGGGCGTGAGTCAATGAGTTCATCATTGATATATTCTTCAATAATATCTTCAGTAAGAATCTCGGTGTATGTAAAGACCTGGCGTGTACCTTCTAGAGAAGTTCCCCAGAAACGGTACTTTAGCTTAAATCGAATGAGCCTTTCGCGGTCATGTGGATGGAATTCAGGGAAGCAGAAGGATGCGTTGAGAGGAAGGACTCTAACTCGCCCTGCATGGTTCCTACCCACAGAATCAATAAACGCTTCTTCATACGCAACTTTGACGAAGCAGTCACCAGATACACCACCTTGCTGTCCCATTTCCCACAAAACTGTAGGCTTATCATTATCTACTTCCCATACTCTTTCAAGAAGATACGGGACAATTGCTGAAGTCTGTTTAGGGCTAGTAAAGTTTACGCCCTTACCAAAAGCAAAGTTAATCATGTAATCCGTGATAGCACGGTAGTAGTTAAGAACTACAGAAGGCTCACCAGCCTGACGGCGGTAAGAAGTATGATGACCTAGGTACATAGCCCAGTTAAGTGAATAACGGTTTAGACGAGGACCGTGGACCTCAAATTCTTCGTCTGCAAGTTCTACAAGACCAAGAGGAGAAATAGAGATAGTTAAGTCAGATGACGCCGCCCTATAACTGGGTGGTGAGAAATCAATACTCACTACTATACCTCTCTATTGTATACATTAAATAATAGCATACAAATATTATTTAGCCACGTAATCGTTCGCCACGGATGTTACCGCGACCAACTGGCTTTGTGACTTTTTGTTTTGCTGCGGCTTCTTTTTTATCGATTGCCTCTTGCACGTAATCGCGGAATCGTGGGTCAATTTGACTCTTTTTATCAACAAACTTTCCACCCATTTGAACATAACGCGAGTGTACCCAGTGAGCAGCAGCTGGAGATGGGTATACGCGGAACTTTGCTTTAGCCTGTGCAACATACATGTTCCACAGCTTAGGGTTAGCAGGAAGTTGCTTAGGTCCTTCTTGGACCGATTTACCTTGAATAAGAGCCATAATAAATCCTTAAGACCCCCCTCCACCGTAAGGATATGGAGGGGGGAGCTTTTAGGGTATTAGTCTTGTACGACTGATGGGTTCAAACGGAACTGATGTCCACCATCGCGGAATACCTCTGCGAACTCATTTTCGCCGTGGTCAGCAAATGCTTCACTAGCGAAATCGTTGAGAACGGTTGGTGCTTCCACCCAGGCTGCTGAACCAACGTGAGCACGCTCACGCATTGTTTCTTCCGCTGGCTTTTCAAAAACGTTGCGGTTGTGGTTCATGCGACCTGCTGCAGGAATGTATCCCTGCATTGCGCCATTGGTGAACTCTGCAGGAACGTCCGTGTCAGTTGCAATGCCCTCTTCAAAACGAAGTGGGCCGCGCTGACCTGGAAGTGCAGGGCTCATGGTGCGGTCGTATACTGTTCCTGGACGCTCAGGTAACTGAGGTGCAGGTGCGATAATATCTGCCATTTGGAGATTCTCCTTAAGTTTAAGGTTGAGGTACCTCATTAAAATTGTGCCCTGAATTTGGCTATTTGTCACCCTTAACTAAAAAAAGGATTAGAAGATTGTTCTACCTCTACCATGGTGTGGTCAAGCGTCAAACGGCATGCAATAGATAATGAGTCTGCAAAGTCGTCGTGAGCGTGTGCCTCATCAGGTGCTTTAGCAAGGAAATTAGGACCTTGGAACTTAGTTTCTAGGTCAGTCATTTGCTGATAAAACCTTTTATATGCACGTAATCTACGGGTTTTTGCGTGTGCAGGGAATCCTAACATACGGCGGTCAATAAGGGCTTTTAGGTGCTTCCAACGGGTAGACTGCTCCGTAGGGCTACTACTTAAAGAGATAACTTCTGCTCTAGGTAAAAGTAATTTAAGACGCTGTGCTACTGCGTCACCCACACCATTTGCGTCAACTCCTACCATAAATACATTGTAATTAGATAAGAAGTTAACAATCTGGAAGTACTGGTCTTCCCAGTCGTCTCCCTGAATCTCTAGCCAGTTGAGTACTCGGTGGTCGTAGTAACCAAATTCATCAGGGCGGTCCCAGTCTACCCAGACTACAGTAACAACTGTAGAGTCCATCTTACGCGCAGGGTCAATTCCCACAACTACAGGACTACGATGGTACGCTTTAACTACTTCCATACTGGTATCGCCTAATTCATCCATAACATTGGATGTAATAAACATACCTTTTTCAAGCATCCACTTGCAGTTATATGACATCTGGAACTCGTCAGAGTCCTCACCAATACGCATAACTTCACGTTTAATAAACTTGCCGTAGTCTTTGTTGACTTTGGCTACTTCATGCCAGTTCCACTCAAAGTGGTTTTTACGTGACCGTGATGTCTGTCGCCTTTTATTTAATTGAATAGACTTGTAGAAGTTATTTTTGGTATTAGAGGGTGTACCTGTCTTAACCATTGTCCCTGAGTAGTACGCCAACATAGGAGAAATAGATTTAGCAACCATGAAGTCATCTGCACCTTGACACTCATCAATAACAATGAGGTGGAATGACTTAGACTCAATCTTAGCGCGAGGGTTCGCGGTCATCATCATAAGGCTACTGCCAGAATTCTTTAAACGAATTTGGCGGGTGATTCCTGGAACCTTACCTAGTGAGTCATCAATCTCGGGGTCACCAAGAATTTCAAGAGCACGCTCTGATGTAAGACGGTCTACTGTTCTACCGAATAAAGTTTCTACCTGACCTTCAACGGGGGCAAACATACCAATCCAAATACCGTCTTTATACTTGCCTAATAGGTCTGGGTACATTTTAGCAAGGCGTGGAAGAATAACCATTAATGTGGCTACTGTGTTGGCTACTGTCTCAGACTTACCAGACTGACGTGCGGCAAGAGCAGTAATTTCTTCGCCGTCACCAATAATGACTGACTCCATCATACGACGTGCTAGAGGGGCTTGGTAAGGGTGTAACTGGTGCCCTACAAGGGTTTCCATAAAGAGCATCATCTTATCAATGAGTTTATTTACAAACTCTTTAGAGAGCTCATCAAGTTCCTCTTCAGGCTCGTCTTCCTGAAAAAACTCTTCTTCGTCGTAGTCGCTATCGTACTCGGCGTCATCTTCGTAAAATTGATGTTCACTCATATATTCTCCGAAAGTAGTAAAACAATACTTACTTAATAGTACCTCAAAAATAAAATAATAAAGGCTCTAACGGAATCAGCACGTTAGAGCCTTTATGCCACATTAGGAGAGGAAAGGAGGTGATGAGGCAGTTTAATTATACCACAGTTCTATTATAAATTTCATTTACGAGCGCATGTAATGCCTCTGCACCAATAAGGGCATCTTGCAGATAAATATCTTCTTGAGTCCTCTGGTAACCAGATAAACATTTATTAAGTTCTGTTAATGACTGGTCAGCCCAAGAACTTAGTTCTCCAGTAGGTATCTTAGATATTCTTCTGGCTACTTTCTCAGAGAACGGCTTATCCCAAATTTTCTTAACTTTACGCTTAAACATTAATCCCACTCCAATAGTTCATCTACAGGAATGTTTAGTTGTCTTCCCCAGATAGCCGCTGTGAGCGCGTCTTCTTCATCTTGCGCTGCTCCCCATAAGCCAATAACAATGCCAGGATGGGTGAAAGGTAAACGTACAACGAGGCAACTGCCTCTACGATAAGGTTCATCAATTTCATGGGTCCAACCCTTTTCTATAATAGGTGAAAAATTTCTATGTGGGTATTTTACTGTTGTTACGTATAGTGGTCCGATATTTAACATCTACTTAATCATCTTCCTTTGTTTATTTCTTGCACCTAATACTACAGCCTTAAGCCTACCTTCTTCAAATCTGCCTAGTCTACCTGGGTCAGCAGCCCCCATGTTAAACCAATTGTCTAACCCAGATTCACGCAAAAATTCGCCTTTAGAATATGCGTCATCAAAGCCTCTCCAAAGGGTATCAGGAACTTCATAGTAGTTCCACCAAACTCCCCACCCACCTGGCTTATCATCCCTAAAAACTACTGTCATAGTACCGTAGTCGTGGTAACCAGTGATGTTACCCTCTTCATCCAAAATAGGCTCGGGCGCGTAACCAGCAGCCCATGTACGCGGACGGTTTGGGTCCTTAGTAGAAGTAGCTGCTAAATCACTCTTTTTAAGAGTAGCTCCAGGCTGTTCTACATCATTTTCAACAGTTGTGTAAAAAGCACCTTGGGGACCAGAACGTGGTCGTAAAGGAATTTCTAAGTCTTCTTGTTCAGGCAACTGCATTACTCCTCGCACTCGTGTAGTTCGGTCTCATCCTCACGAACTTTTGTATGGCAATCATAACACCGCAACCATTTAAGCGGTTGGTAGTTATTTTGTACAGTAGCACCTGGCTCAAAATCTGACCCATCCTCTGGGTATGCTTGTTCATAATCATAGATGACTTCTGGTTCTCTAAATAACTCAGGAGGAAAAGGTCCTCTAGGACGCGATACTGTTTTTGGTACTGCGTGCCCTTGAAAAGTAGCTACTGTCTTGATTACATGCATAGTTATAGAATAGCAAAGAGGGGGGCTACTGCCCCCCTCTAATGTTAGTTATTAGTTAGAGCTACTGCCCACACCATAGTTAGTGTTATTTGGGTCAACAGCGCCTAGTACTGGACCTAGAACACCAGACACTGCAGAAAGGG